TTTCCACAACCAGGAGTAAAGCAGCGTGATGACTTTTGAATGGCAGAAGACATCGAACCACCATCAGAGCAGTTAATGACGGAGATGATGTTTGGAATGGAGAAAGAACGAGCACCCATAGAGCAGGATACAATAATTGTACGTTCTTTATCACTATTGTTTATCAACTTCTTGATCAAATCTTCTGCAGAGCGATTACTGTATTCATCACTGTGTAGAGCAACCCAGTTACACCACGGAGCAATACTCTTACCCAAGTTGATAAAATTATCTACATCTGCCTTGGTTGTTGGAATAAACAGCATAACAGCGGGTTTTTCAATAGAACCATACTCTGATTCATACAAACCAAATACGTCTTGATTTGTATCTTCATCACAGAGTTCCCGCTTGATAAACTCTCGCTGAAGATGACCATTACGCTTGGAAAAGAACTTAACCATGTTAGGTCGATCTTCTTTACTCAAGTTATTATGCAAATCAATAAAAGTCTGATTAGCATCCAAAGTAAGACAATCAACCTCTACAAGATTGTCAAGTTTAGATGCCCAACTCTGAGGATCATCACAGCAAAATCCTCCGGGTTCAAACAATGGACCCTTACACCGTTTTGCCTCCAATAGATCCAAATAAGAAACTGTAATAGGCACCTCAACTTCATGAGATCCAATCAGTGCTTTTTCAATATTGGTGCCAGTAGCAACACAAACAAGGTTGATACCAGAGTTAATAAACTGTGATGCAGTCTCTCTGCTGGATGAAGTCCATGCTCCAAAGTCTGCCTCATCAATGATAATGAGTTTTTTATAGACTGATAACGCAGAAATCAGCACAGGATCAATCTTCTCTGCATCAGTATGCAAGGATAAATCGATTAGTACACGCTTGCCTTGAGAAATTGCTTTCTTAAATTCTTCGTATTTGGGTTTAATGACTGCAATATCAGCAGTAATATCAAAACGTTCGTTAACTGCGGATACAAAAGAATTATTTGCTGCCAACCAATGTGCGGCAACTATCATGACTTCAAGACCAGAATCTTTGAACAAAGAAAGTGCCTGAAGAGTCTTGCCAAAACGTGGAGCAAGGTTTAGAGGTTGAGTAACAGTACGAGTGCCATCAAAACGACTAAGAATAACACTATTGACCCATGCCTGATGAGGGCGAGGATCAAAATACTTATTGACCTTTACAACTCCATTCTTGTAATTAAATAGTTCCTTCTCCGCATCTTCTACGGTAATATAGAACCATTCACGTTCTTTGCGACTCCTTTCATAACCCAGAATTTCAAGATATTCATGAAACTCCCGATCACCAAATGATGTATAGTAACTACCCTTCTTATCTAAAGGTAAAGCACATGCAGTAGTGTCCTGCTGTTTAATACGCTCATCAACTACTTTTAATTCTGTGTCACCAATCTTGAGTTTAGGAGTCTTTCCTAAGGCAATTTGGTCTTCATACCTATCGGTGTCAGAATAAAAATAGATTTGTTTGGTCATAATTTTGGATTACAAATGAAGAAGTTATACTGTTGCCCATAAGTGTCCTCTGCAATTTTACAGTAGTATTGGGGAGGTGGTTCTGGCAATCTATACAATGTTACCATCGCAATGATTACCTGAATAAACGGAAGAATGAAAACAATTTTGTCTCTCATGTATTAAGAGCAGTTTTCATACCAAGCAGTTTACCATAAATTTTGGCATAAAACAATCGAACTGACTTTTCTTCATCATTCGTGATTTGATCCTTGACTAACTCTAACAAAGCATCAATCTCATCCCCCTGAAGATCAGGGGGAGTATTTCCATAGTGTTCTGTAACTTTCATCTTAATCAACCCTTTTTAAAGGTCAGGTAGAGATACTCACCTGCCCAATCAGCATTCTCCAGCAACCACTCACGTTGCTCAATGATTCGCAGATCATAACGAACACCCTTGGCAGGTGCTTTGAACGATGCAGGTTTGTAGACTTCACCAGTCTTCTTATCAACAAAAGCATGGACAGAGCGAGAACCAGCACCAGTCTCCATAATGATTTTGTGATACTTACGACCACTCTCAATATAGAATTTGTAAGGATCAGAGTTAGGATGAGACTGCTTGAAGTTGTCAACCAGAGCATCACACAGCATCAGAGTCCACTTATGAACATTCAGTTGAATGGTGTTGCGGGCATCCTGCTGGGCACAGAAGTCAGCAAAGGCGTTGGCGTCGGCACACTGGGCAGCAAAGTCGATGGTCATGGGTGGAGGTCCCTTTGTGTATGAACGTATTATAGGGGCATATGGGGGCGTTTCAGTGCCCCCTTTGCCACTCAATAAAGTGGTTTGCGAACAGGTCGATCAAACTTAGACATTTGATAACCTTCGCGGATTGCCTGAATGATTATGTTGTCATAAGAATGAGAGAATAATGGAATGTGACGATGCAGCAGATAATCTTCACAATCTTCTGCAAGTGCTTCTTTTTCGTCGTGAGTCAGAGTGTTGAGATCAATCATACCAGTGCTCCAGTAGGGATTTCGATAACCTGGGCAAAGGTATCGCTCCAGGTTTTAGTATCATAACAGAACCACTCACCATTTTGGAAGATATAACCAAATTCTTCACCATTCTTAAAGAACTCAGTCATGGTTTCGTCATGACGAGGAGGGCAATCTTCGCCGCGAGCGGAGTAATACAGGGGACCAACTTCGGGCAGGGTTTCATTGTTCCAACCTGCATCAGTCCGAGCACAAGACATATCACCACCATCAATCAGTTCACGAACTTTCTCAATGGTATCATAATGAGTGCGAAGAATGCGACCATTGTAGGCAGGATAACCATTATAATGACAATAGACAGACACAATGCTGCCATCAGAGAGTTGGAGACCAATGCGTGAGCGGGTTGCCATGGGGTGTTCCCTTGATTACCTCTGTATTATAGGGCATTAAAAAGGGGCATCGCTGCCCCTTGTGCCGCTTATTCAACTGTCACACCTCAAGTCGATGGTGTCATTTTTCCTGCAACATAAGCAACGAGACCCAAAACTCCAAGTGTTAAAAAGATTTCCATATTTGTTTTTAAATACAAATTACATTACTATTTAATCAATTTAGTATCGTTATTATACCAAAAAGTTATCATTTATACCAAAATATAAAGAAAATGTTATGTAATTCTAACAATCAATCATCATATACTCTACATTCCATTGCATCAGGATGAGTGTCACAATACAACTCTAATGAGTTTGGATCGTGTTCCTCTCCAGGATGATGTTCTTTATAAACTTTGAGTGCTTCAAGTTCTTCTTCTGTGTGTCTTCTGCTTTGTGGAGAAATGGTTGGATCACTCAAAAGTTCTTCATCATGTTGAATGTGTTGGTCGATGTTATCCATTTTTACTTAAAATGTCCTAATAAGAGTATTTATTTGTGCTGATCACCCATTCGCTCTTCCATATAGTCAAACATACTATCAATATTGATAATACTTTCGATTGTTACAATCATATCAGAGATATGCTTTGAGATATATGGTTTCTCGTTTCGTGCGGCAGAAACAAGAGCATTACGCAAACAAGATTCTGCATCTCGTAGTGATTCTTCTGTTTGTTTGGATAATGCCATCAACAATCTCCTCCTGTAATATCTTTATCTTCCCAAAACTTTTGAAATGCAGGATCCATACTTTCATACTTATGAGGAGGAGTTACGACATGAAATTTACGAAGAAGTGCCTCACCAGCATTCAGACATGCACTATGATACTGATTTCTCTCCTTGATTGCAGATACAATCGTATTATAGATTTCATCCGTAGTTGCATCAGAATCCAGAGCATCATGGATCCATTCATTCAAATTGCGAAGAGAATAACTCTTGTAATCTTTTTCATCAGGTTTCATTTTTTGTCTCCTTTCATGAGTTTTTTGACCAATTGTGCTTTTTCCATGAATGGACTGCTCATTGTAACCCATCCATTCAGTTCTCCCATAATATCACGATGAATATCATGAGCAGTAATAGACTTATCCGTCATGTATTCGGTGATAACATCAGCAAGAAGATCCCTGCGTTCATTGTAGTAGGATTGCTCACTTGTCGCATTCATAGTCTTTGATTGCTTGTTCTATGATAACCTGAAGTTGCTTACTTGTCAATCCATTTAACCATGCCCAGTTAGGATCTTCTTTGTCCCATTCTAAACTAAAAGACCTGTCTTCATTTTGATGTATTTTGAGACTATCATCCATCATTTTTATGTTGCTTACGGACTTTTTTGAGTGATTTAAGTTCTTCTTTGATGGATTGATATGCCTCTTCTGGAGTAATCCTTCGACTCATTTCCATGGCAATCGCAAACTCTACTCTGGTGCCAAAGTGTTTGAGTGCTTCTTCAAAGTCATTCAGTTCTTCGTACATTTTCCACAACCCTCATTTAAAGTATCTATTCGCATTTCAAGAGTATTGATAAGATGACGATATTCTTTCATAATAATCATCATTTCATTTTCAAGACCTTCCACACGATATTCAAGTGCTTTGATCTTTTTCTTCAATTTTTGGATCTTATCAACGTTGGAAGGGTAGACAGGTTTCATGGTAGGACGCAAAAACCACTTAAAATACTTTGTAAATCTATTCATAAGTTTTGACTCTTCATAAATGAAACCGAATTAAACTTACCCTCGTAACCTGCAAGTTTAAGTTTGGTGTGAGATGTGTGGACTTCGGTATATTCCACAGTATATTCTTTTCCTTTGGTAAGAACACCATTGGGATCGGTATTTGCTCCCCAATTTACCATTTCAGGAGAAGAACCAATGTACTTTACAGTGTCACCCTTTTGGATTCGCATCTTTTTCAATTGATTTTTGAATTTGTTGTGCAAGTTTGTAAGAACGTCTCCATATCATATACTTTATGATAGGATTTCGTGGATTATAAAGTATCCACCATTTGGTTTTGGCAAACCACAGTTGGGCAATCTTACTGACAAGAAGAAATGCCTGAGCAATATTCTTGTCAATGGTGATGAGATAAAGTATCAAAGCAAATAATAAAAACCACGCATAATAGGTGGTTTCCATTACTTAAATTCCTCATTTCTTCGTGTGTCAAGATAGGTAATGACTTCATTACGCCACTCCATTAACTCATGGAAACATTTTTCTTCATGAGCATAAGCACGAAGTTCTGGATCTGGTTTTAAAACACTTTCATAGAAGATAAAGAATGCGTCTTTGCGTTTAATCTCTTTTTCCGTCATAGAAAATTCTCCAGAGATGAGTTTGAGTTTTTGGTCGCCTTACTACTCTTACTGATGTAAGACTTTGCCGTCTTCAAATTATTAGAGACATGAACTTGCTTTCCATTATGTATAATAACGAACTTATTTCCCCATGGAATAGCAGCCCATGCTCCATCTTTCGTTACATAACCATCAGGATCTCCAAAAACTTCATTTAAAAGACTTGGATTTGGTATGAATGGTTTCTGAAACTTCATTTAAAGACACCAGTAACACTTACTACGGTTGCATTTGGATTACGTGCCAGTGCTACTTCGCGTGCCTCATCATAGTTACGAGCATGAACTTGCTCTTTAAAAGTTTTGCCAGCAACATAGAGAGTGACTTCAATCAGCATTGGATTTCCTCTTGGATAAAGTTAGTATAACAGAAAAAAAGAAAAAGATGGTATTTTTTTATACCATCTTAAGATTCAGCGCTTGACGACGCTGACAGCAGGTTCACCCTTCTCAAAAACCACATCAACGACTGCCTGAACCTTCTTAGCAGTGCTGATACCCACAGAATCGTAAACGGGCACACAAACCAGTCCAAAGGTCTTCTGAGACCCCCCCAGACGGATCACGCGACCGATTGACTGGGAGATGCCGATGTAGTCCATGTTCCGCATGAACAGGACTGCTTCCAGACCACTGACATTGATACCTTCTGACAAAATAGAGTGATGAAGCACCACAAACTTCTTGGAAGGATCTTTACCCCAAGCATTCAGAGTCTCAAAGAACACCTCACGATTGACTTTCTTACCGTCAATAATACCACCAGTCTTGGCAGTAATAGTCATCCAGGAGTAACCCATGAATGCAAGTTCGCCAATAAACTCAGACTCACTGAGAAGGCGAACAATCTGCTTGGTAGAGCGAGCACAGATCAAAATCTTATCCAGAGAGTTATCCTTGATAGTCTCCAAAAGATTCTCTGCATCGCGTTCTTGAATGAGTTGCTTACCCTTGAGCATAGGAAGTTGCTTGACAACAACCTTAGGAGGAAGAATGTAACCACCCTCCACCAGTTCGGGAGCACCAACCTGACAGATTACATTACCATAAACCTCAGGCATGTTCATGCCAGGTTTTGCAATAGTGGCAGAATGCTTAGGAGTAGCAGTGAAGAAAAAGCAACGCTTAGCGTTAACAGAAAAATACTCTGTCGCGCCAAAGAAATTGCGCTGAACACTATTATGTGCCTCATCAAAGTAAATACAATCTACCTCAATACCTGCCTCTTCAAGTTTATGAAGGGAGTGATAAGTAGTGAAGATGATCTCATGCTCACCAGCAGTCTTACAGATGTTATGATGAAGTTGAATCTGATTGACTTTGGTGGTGCTGAAATACTTGGTCTCACCACTATGAACGTGCATCACATTGATGCTCTTGGAAGTAAACTCTTTGAACTCAGAGCAGAGTTGCTCTGCCAGAAGAATACGAGGAGCAACAATCACAAACGTATGACGCTTGGTTGTCATCTCCATACAAGACAAGATGTCCTCAAAGATACACATAGTCTTGCCACCACCAGTCGGGATGATAACCTGACCTTTGGCATTGTCCCACATGGCGTTCACAGCACGCTCTTGATGGGGGCGTAGAGTGGTCGGCATAGGGATCAGGGCGTCTTGCGTTGATAAAGTTATTATAGCATCACACAGACGCCTCTGACGACCATTGTGACGGTTTACTTACTGTCCAACAATGCTTCCAATTTCTTGATTCTTGCCTCTTGATCCTCTATCTTCTTAACAAGTTTGGCATGATTCTGAACAGGACCAAACTTATAAGTAAAACCAACTTTACCGGCGAACTTATCAAATCCTTCGGTCTTCATTTCTTCACCAACTAACATCGAACCACCAAAGTTCAATGAAAAGTTATCATTCAGATTCGTGGCACAACCTAAACCAACAGCATACTTATAACTATGCGTACCACCACCTACTCCACAAGATACAGGAGCATCGGTAGATGTCGAAGGAAGAGAAGACATTGCAACAGAAAGTGCGGTTGCTCCAGATACATCTTGTCTCAGATTCTCGATTGCCTTTGTATTCGCATTAATCTCATCGGTATAATCTTTAACCTCTACACCTTTAAGAGAATCAATTTCTTTTTTATTCTTATTAATCTCTACGAGATTTGAATCTGATTGTCTCGTAGTCTTAACAAGATCTTCTGTAAAGATTGCTGTATTATTCTCGTCAGCACCAAGATAACGATTGTCAACCATTTGTGCTTGTGCTGCTGATGAAAAAGCAGTTGCCCCAAGAAAGGCAACTGCCACTAAAGATTTAATTCGATTCATTATTGAGTCAATAGTTCAGAGTTATATAGTTGGATTTAATATTTACTTAATATGACCTTCAAACCCAACAAAGGTATTCTACTGGGTTTTGAGTGTTATGTCAAGCACCAACTTGACCTTTTCTTACTTCAGAATTATCACCAAATAATGTAATTGTGGAACCAGAAATTAGCCTTACTGCATTTCCAGGACTTCCAACAACTTCTGGTTTTGTTGTTGGCGTTGTTCCATTTGTAGGATTTCCAGTTCCTGTTGGTGCTGGAACAGTAACACTATGACTACAAGTGCTTGTAGACATAGTACCATTGACACCATCACCACCTTTAGCACCAAGAGTTCCTGTGGTTCCTGATTGATTCCAATCGCCTCCATTTCCACCAGTTCCTCCTCTACCGCCATCACCACCTTTTCCAGAAGTTGCGGAACCACATCCACCACTTCTAGTATCTGTTTGACCAATTTTATTTGTCCAATTTGTAACTGCTGCAATACCCTGTAGAGAACCAGTTAGATTAGAATATCCTCTACCATTTCCTCCAAGACCACCCGGACCACCTAACCCAGGAGGACCATTACCAGTACAAAAACCAGAAGTTGTAGTATTGGAGGTTCCATAATTAAAACAAGAAAGTCCACCTTGCCCTCCATTACCTCCACTACCACCTTTTGCTCCTCCACCAGACCCCGCATAAAGTTTTGAACCAGATAAAAGATTAATATAATTATTGGCACCAGTGGAATTGTTTATGGAAAAAGCATCACCACCATTAAGACCATCAACAGTATTATTACCAGTCTGTCCACCACCTAAACCACTAGAACCATAAACATTACCTGCTATAATATATGATAAGTTATTGCTTTCTGATGTCAATGATACTGATGGAGAGGTAGTATTTGAACCTATAGTTCCATCAATAAAAAATATTTTGCGAATACTCTTATCTAAATTACCATTCCATGAAAGATCATTTATTACCACATTTAAGTCATCATTAGTTGGTGATGATGCAGTAGATTGTTGAATATAATAATATTTTATAGATCCTACAAACTGGGACAATTTCCAATTTGTGGATGAAGATATTAATGAATTTTCTGTACAGTCAGGAACAATAGGTATTTTTGCATCAATTTCACTATATTCTGTGGGGTTACCATCGTTGGTTACTTCTTCTTTCTTCAATAATTGTGAAGCGCTTACAGATCCTGTTTCAGCATCAAATAAACTACTTTCACTATCACTTTGACTAAAATTAGTTTTGGGATTCATTTTAAGAAAATATTTTCTTAAAGTTGAAAATTTAATTTCTGTTCCCTCAGAAATATTTGGACCGTGTTTAGATGGAGATGAAATTGTCATTGCTTATGTTTGTTTATGAATGGAAATCAGTCCAACCAACCCCAGTGTATCCTCTAAATACACCATCTTGACTATTAAAAACTATTGAACCAGTTGATGTGGACATCGCTGTTTGCTGAGCATTGGTTACGACTGGCACAATAAATTGAGGACCATTGGCAACATTGTTGAATTGAATAGTGCTTGATGTCGAAACAACACCATCAATATTCATGGTGCCACTCACAGTTAAAGTATCTTCAACAGTTACAGTTCCTTTTGTAGTAAGAGATCCATGTGTAGTTACATCAGATGATGCTCCAAAATCTACATCATCCGTAAATGTCGCAATACCACTAACATGAAGTTTATGTGTTGGAGATGACTCATTAATACCAAGATTACCATCATATGTTAAGGACAATAATACACTATTATCTTTCCCATAAATCCATCTAAAGTTTCCTGTTGTTCCTGCTCCAGTTCCCTTATGAATAATGGTATCAATATTACCAGTATCATAATTGTAAAGTTCTAAATTCTTATTATGAAATCTTATTTCGGCAGAACTATTACCTATTCCAATAGAATTTCCAAGACCTATTTTTGCTTTATCAGTATCAGAAACAATTTCTAATATAGAATTACCACTTCTACGAATTTGAAGATCAGTTGTTGGACTATTAGTCCCAATACCAATACGT